ATGGAAGAAAGCTTTAAGGAAAGGGAAAAAAAGCGTTGGAAGAGGCGTTGGAGCGGGGAGCTTTTAGAGGATTTGGTAGGAGAATGTACCATGCCTGGGTGTCATATAAAGATTTTTTCGGATTGTGAGTATTATACCGACGACAGCGGGAATATTTTTTGCTGTTTAGACTGTGTTTTGGATTGGTATGGCATTAAGGTGAAATAAGCATAACTTTGTTCGATTTTGCGTAAACGCAAATTCTCACTTTATATGCTTATTTCACCTTTTCCCCAAAAAAGCAGAGCTTTTTCGGGGACCCCGTGGAGCGAGCGGGATATAGCTTAGTATTGTCAACTTAAAACTAGAAGGGAGGGATAAAAAATGAAATCGGGACTTGATTATTTTCCTCTTGACTGCCACATGGATGATTCAGTAAGGCTTATTGAGGCAGAGCTGGGACTTTCGGGCTTTGCGCTTATTATAAAGCTGTGGCAGGAGATTTACAAGGGCGAGGGGTATTTTAAAAAATTTGATAAGGATGTCCAGCTTTTATTTTCGAGGGAAGTTAATGTGAGCTTTGAAGAATTGACGAATTTTTTAGAGATTGCTTTAAGCAGAGGTATTTTTAATAAGGAGCTTTTTGAGAAGTATGAAATTCTTACTTCAAAGGGAATACAGGAGCGGTTTTTAAAATGTACCAGAAAACGAAAGGCAAAAGAGCTTATAGAGGAATATTCCCTCATTTTTGATAAAAATGGCGCCGAAAGTGAAGAAAATTCCGCCGATTTTAAACAAAGTAAAGTAAAGGAAAGTAAAGTAAAGGAAAGTAAAGTAAAGGAGAGTAAAGATACGTCCGCGCCCGAGGACACACAAAATATTTTTGCTTCCCTTGTGCCTTACGGGGAATATAAAAATGTGTATCTTACAGATGCGCAAAAAGAGGCACTTTTAAACGAGCTTGGGAAAGATGACTTAGAAGAGTACATAAGGCGCCTTGATGAGTACATTGAGGAGACTGGCAAGGAGTATAAGGACGTGTATCTTACTATAAGGCGCTGGTACAGAGAGGACGGGGAAAAACGGGCGAGAGCACCTTCAAGTAAGGGACGTAAAAACCGTTTTGTAAATTACCAAGACACGAATAAACAAAATTACAAAAAGCTTGAAGAGGAGATTTTAAGAGAGCTTTTGGAGGAGGAATAAATGAGAAATAAAGGATTAAAACGCTGGGAGGAGATTAAAGTTCTTCTGCCCTACGTAAAAGCACTGAGGATAAACGGTGCAGACGAGGCTGAGGCGGCAGGCGCCTTGGGTATAAGCTATGCCACCTACAAGCGCTATAAAAAGCTTTACCCCGAGCTTAAAGAGGCGGTTGAGGTAGACAAGGAAAAGGCGGATATAGCGGTGCAGACTGCGCTTTTAAAATCTGCTACGGGGTACACCGTTAAGGTGAAAAAGGCATTCAAGCTTAAAGACGTTCACTATGACGAGCGGGGGAAAAAGATTGAAAAGGAGAGGCTTGAGCTGTTTGAAGAGGAGCAGGCAGTACCGCCGAATTTATCTGCCCAGACCTACTGGCTTAAAAACCGCTGTCCCAAGATGTGGAACGACGCCCGCGAAGAGGACGAAAAAGACAGCGGAATAGTGATTTTGCCTGAGGTAAATCTGATGTCGAAGGGGGAGCAGGCAGAAGATGAGCAGTAAAAATGGACTATCGCAAAGCGAAATGCAAAGCGAAAATGCTCTTTCACGAAGCAAGATAATCTGGCGTCCTCAAGAAAAGCAAAAAATCTTTATGGCAAGGGGCGAATACGAGGCGCTTTACGGCGGTGCGGCAGGCGGCGGAAAGTCCGAGGCGCTCATTATCGAGGCTCTCCGTCAGGTGCATATCCCTCACTATAAGGGGTTGATTCTAAGAAAGACCTACCCCCAGCTTACCGAGCTTGTGGAAAAGTCGAAAAAATACTACCCAAAGGCATCAGGAGGCGCGACCTACAACGAAACCAAGCATATGTGGACGTTTAGGAGCGGAGCTAAAATCTACTTTGGGTCAATGCAGCACGCAAAGGACAAAGAGCAGTATCAGGGTAAGGCATTCGACTTTATCGGCTTTGACGAGCTGACGCACTTTACATGGGATGAATACAGCTATCTGTTTTCAAGAAACCGCCCCTCGGGCGAAGGGACAAGAGTCTACATAAGAGCGACCGCAAACCCAGGGGGCGTGGGACATTCGTGGGTGAAGGACAGGTTTATAACCCCCAATGCACCAATGCAGCCGATATGCGAGGATTATTCGGTGGTTTTGCCTTCGGGTGAAGAGAAAATCTTCAGGCGGTCAAGAATTTTCATCCCCTCAACTGTCTTTGACAATCAGGAGCTTTTAAAGTGCGAGCCTGAGTACCTTGCAAACCTTTCCATGCTCCCCGAGGCGGAGAAAAAGGCACTCCTCTACGGTGACTGGGACAGCTTTTCGGGGCAGGTGTTCTCCGAATGGAAAAATGACTCTCTTCACTATGAGGACAGATGCCATACCCACGTTATCTCACCCTTTAAAATCCCTGAAACATGGCGGATTTACCGTAGCTTTGACTGGGGATACACAAAGCCGTTTTCTGTTGGGTGGTATGCCGTTGACCACGACAGAAGAATTTATCGCATCCGCGAGCTTTACGGCTGTACGGGAACGCCAAACGAGGGTGTAAGGTGGGAGCCTGAGTATCTTGCAGAGGAAATAAAAAGGATAGAGGCAGAGGACGAAAACCTAAGGGGCAGAATGATAACGGGCATTGCAGACCCTGCTATTTTTGCCGATGACAGAGGGGCAGGAACGTCCGTTGCATCACTTATGGAAAAGCGAAGAGTCTACTTTGAAAGCGGAAGACACAACAGAATTGCGGGCAAGATGCAGGTGCATAACCGCCTTAAATTTGACGAGCGGGGCGTGCCGATGCTCTATGTATTTTCCACCTGCCGAAACTTTATAAGAACTGTGCCCGCCCTTTGTTACAGCACCACCGACGTAGAGGATGTGGACACAGCGCAGGAAGACCATATCTATGACGAGCTAAGATACATTCTCTCTGAATACCCAATAAGCCCCAAAGTGACAGAACCAAGAAAGCCAAAAAGCTTTGACCCGCTTGAGGTAGCGGAGTACAAAAGTTATAACACAAATATTTTATTGTAGCAAAAAATAAGGAGATGAAGCAAAAATGTTTGGAATAAACAAAGAAAAAGAAAACGAAGAAAAAAAACCAATCGGCAAACCAGAGATTAAAAAAGCACTTGAGGTACTGAAAAAGTACAAGACCGCAAAAATGTCCTTAGAGCAGAGGATAGTGGAAGAGGAAAAGTGGTGGCGTCTTCGACACTGGGAGGTGTTCTCAAATTCGGTGGAGCAACAGAGGCCAAAGCCTGTTTCTGCGTGGATGTTTAATTCAATTGCCAACAAGCACGCAGACGCAATGGACAACTACCCCGAGCCAAACGTTCTGCCAAGGGAAAAAGGCGACGAGGCGTCGGCAGAACTGCTTTCAAAAATTCTGCCTGTTATTATTGAGAACAACAACTTTGAAAAGACCTACTCGGATAGCTGGTGGTACAAGCTAAAGCATGGCACCACAGCCTACGGAGTGTTCTGGAACAACCGCTTAAACGGCGGAAAAGGGGACATTGACATAACGAGAATTGACCTACTTAACCTTTTCTGGGAGCCTGGTATATCGGATATTCAGGCAAGCGAAAACTTATTTATAATTCAGGCGGTTAATAATTCGCTCCTTAAAAGCCGTTATCCGCATCTTACACCAAAGGATTTGAGCGGTGAGGCGTTCTTAAAGGAAAATGCCTATGACCCCGCTCAGGATATGAGTGAAAAGAGCGTGGTTATTGACTGGTACTACAAAAAGGAGCAGGAGGGAAGATGCGTACTTCACTACTGCAAGTTTGTGGGCGAGACGGTGCTTTTTGCCACCGAAAATCTAGACGAGTTCAAAGACAGAGGTTTATATGACCACGGAATGTATCCCGTTGTGCTTGACAATATGTACCCCCTTGAAGGCACTCCCGCAGGCTTTGGACTTGTTTCGGTAATGAAGAGTCCGCAGATGTATATTGACCGTCTTAATCAGGTGATACTCGAAAATTCGGTTATGTCATCAAGGGTAAGATACTTTGCCAAAGAGGGCGGAGGTATCGACGAAAATGAGTTCCTTGATTGGTCAAAGCCGATTGTTCATGTGGAAGGCTCCCTTAATGAAGAACGCCTGAGACGAATTGAAGTGCCAACCGTTTCGGGAAATGTTTTGGGGGTGCTTGAGATGAAGATTGACGAGCTTAAAGAGACAAGCGGAAACCGCGACTTCTCGCAAGGCTCAACCTCGTCGGGCGTAACTGCGGCGGCGGCAATTGCGGCGCTTCAGGAGGCGGGCAACAAAACAAGCCGTGACGTGCTTTCTGCATCATACCGTGCCTATACTCACATTAGTTATCTTATAATCGAGCTTGTGCGCCAGTTCTATGACTCAAAAAGGGTTTTCCGCATAACGGGAAAGGACGGCGAGTTTAACTACATAAGCTATGTGCCCTTTGACAAAGAGGACGGCAAGTCGCTTTTTGATGTTGTTATAAAACCGCAGAAGAAAAGCTCTTATTCAAAGCTTTCTCAAAACGAGCTTGCAAAAGAAATGTACAAGCTTGGCTTCTTCCAGCCTGGCAACTCAAATCAGGCACTTGCGGCAATTGAGATTATGGACTTTGACGGCAAGGCACAGGTAAAGGAAGAAATCAGAAGAATTGCGAAAGGGGGCGATTATCAAAATCAAAATGTAGCAAAAAAATAAAATAAAGAAAGGAGGAGGAAAAATGTCAGAAAAGACAGAACAGGAAATGCTTGAAAAAGCAGAAGCAAAAATAATCGAGAGATTAAAGGAAATTGAAGAAGAGCTTTATGTTCTTCAAAGACAGGACAGACAGCGTGAAGAGAATTATCAGAAAAAGGTGGTCGACATTGAGGTCAGAAAAATCGAAGAAGAGCTTAAAAAAGAGGCAGACGAGCTTAAAAAGCTCTACCCTGATTTTGATGTGGAGACAGAGCTTGAAAACCCCGTCTTTGTAAGCCTTGTAAATCAGGGACTTTCTATGAAGACAGCCTACGAGGCGATTCACCTTGATGAAATCAAAACAAAAGGCGCAGAAGAGGCGGGCAAAAAAGCCATCTTAGGCTATAAAAAGAACGCCCTTCGTCCCGAAGAAAACGGCATCAGCCTAAGGCTAGGCGGAATTTTAAAGTCAGGCGTCCATTCCCTTTCAAAAAAGGACAGAGCGGAGCTTGCAAAAAGAGCCAGAAAAGGCGAAATCATTACATTTTAATTAATATTTAAAGGAGAGGAAAAATTATATGAATACTACAAATCTTAATCCAAACACAACACTTGACACAAAGGCTACAACAGGCAACGACCTATCAGCAGAAATGAGGGTCTACTATTCAGACTACTTAATCGACAACGCAAGTCCAAGACTTGTTCACGACCAGTTTGCACAAAAGCAGTCTATTCCCAAGGGGAACGGCAAGCAGATTGAATTCAGAAAATATTCACCGCTTCCAAAGCTTACAACAGCAATCACCGAGGGTGTAACTCCAAACGGTCAGAAGCTTGACGTAACAAAGGTATTCTCTCAGGCAAAGCAGTACGGAGGCTATGTAACCCTTACAGATATGCTTATGCTCACAGCGATTGACAACAATATGCTTCAGGTAACAAAGCTCTTAGGTGCTCAGGCGGGTGCAACCCTTGATACCATCACAAGAGAGGTTATAAACGGCGGTACATCTGTTCAGTACGGCGACAGCGACATTATCAATGCAAGACACCTTCTAAAAGGCGGAAAAACAAGCGGAAATACATATCTTACAGTTGATGCAATCCGCAAGGCGGTAAGATTTTTAAAGACCCAGAACGCAGAAAAAATCGGTGACAGCTACGTTGCAATCATTCACCCCGACTGTACCTACGACCTTATGAACGACGAAAGATGGCTTTCAGTAAAAAGCTACTGTGACCCAAAGGATATGTACGAGGGCGAAATCGGTAAAATCGAGGGCGTAAGATTTGTCGAAACTACCGAGGCGAAAATCTTCCACGCAGATGATTTAACAAGCACTTTGAGAAATCTGTCCGTTAAAACTGCGGTGACAGACGGCACAACTGTTGCGGTGAAAGAAGCAATCACTGCTAAAGATGCAGAGGCGCTTGCGGGCAGAAAAATTCTTGTAGGCTCAAGCCTTGCAACAATTGTTTCAGCAACCGCAGGAGGTGCAGGCTCTGCAAGCCTTACACTCTCTGGCGCGGTTACCGCATCAGCGGGCGATATTGTATACCCGGGCGAAGCAGGGGCAGAGGGCAGAGATGTATATTCAACCCTTATTATCGGCGACAATGCCTACGGCGTAACCGAAATCGAGGGCGGAGGTCTTCAGCACATTGTAAAACAGCTTGGCTCAGGCGGTACAGAGGACGCTTTAAACCAGAGAGCAACTGTCGGCTGGAAAGCAACAAAAACTGCTGAACGTTTGGTTGAGGCATTTATGAGAAGAATTGAAACCTGTTCAACCTTTGAAAGCGGAAGCAACTAAAATGCGCTATGAAGATAAAGGAAACAGAGTATAACTTTAAGGGAAAGCACTCAAAACGGGCAAAAACCGACTTTATCATTCTTCACCACAGAGCAGGAGATGGCGATGCAAAAAGCATCCACGCCTCACACCTTGCCTTAGGGTGGTCAGGGATTGGCTACCATTTTTATGTCAGAAAGGATGGCTCCGTATATCGGGGCCGTCCCCAAGATACTGTGGGCGCTCACTGTGCGGGCGGGGGAATAAACTTAAACCCCTCTTCGGTCGGTGTGTGCTTTGAGGGGAATTTCGAGACGGAACAAATGGGAGATGCCCAGCTTGATGCGGGGCGTGAGCTTGTTTGTTACTTAAAAGGCATCTATCCCGATGCAAAGGTTGGGGGGCATAATGAATTTATGGCAACCGCCTGCCCGGGGAAAAACTTTCCGATGGAAAAAATGCTTACGGCAAAGGTTTTAGAGAGTGCAAATGACATTGTCTGGGAGCTTGACCATTCGTACTTTGAAATTTTAGATAAGGACAAGTTTGTCAAAGAGCTTGAGACGGCAAAAAAGAATAACAGCTCACTATATTGGGGCTATTATAAATTAGTAAACAAAGGAGATAAATAAAATGGCAAAAAAGACTATACAAGAAAATTCATACGGTTTAACAGAGGCAGAGCTTAGAGAAATCAATAAAAACGAGGAATATGTTGAGGTAAAGCTTTTTAAGGACAACGAAAAGTACACCGACGACGTTTACGTTGCAGTGGGAAACCAGAACTGTATCATAAAAAGAGGTATTCCCGTAAAAATCAAGAGAAAATTTTATCTTGCACTTATTCAGCAGGAGGAGCAGGACATCAAAACTGCCCGCTTAATGGAGATGCAGAGTGAGGGCAAGGAAATTAAAAACTAAAAACAGTCGGGGGTGATTGAACTTGGAGAAAATAATTAACGTAAAAGTGAGCGGAAGCGAAATAGAGCAAAGCACAAGCTTTGGCGGTATTCAGGGCGAGGGCGGAGCAAGGTATTTGAAAATTTTATTTGACGAAGAGTGGAGTGCCTACTCAAAATCCATAACTTTTTTAGACGCTAACTTAGAAAACCCCGTAAAAATACTGCTTACAACTAATAACCTTGATGCCGACGGCACTTATCTTGTGACAATTCCCGCAACGCCTCTTTTGACGGGCGGAAGGCTCACCTACATAATTGAGGGATATGCAGACGGCACACTTCAAAAAAGTGTGTCAAAGGAGCTTAAGGTAAAGTATGCGCCCTATGTAGATGCCGAATCTTTAGAGGGCGTGATAACACCCACAGAGGCGGACCAGCTTAATTTAAGCATCCAAAGCGAGGCAGAAAGAATTGATGCACTTGAAGAGAGCAAGGCTTACCTTGAAGAGAGTTTTTCGCATTTTTCAGAAAGTGTAAATGCACAGCTTTTATCTAAGGCGGATACCTCGTATGTGGAAGATGAGCTTTCCGCTAAGGCAGACTCTAGCTTTGTTGAGGCGGAGCTTTCAAAAAAGGCTGATACATCATATGTAGAAGAAGAGATTTCAAAAAAAGCCGATACTTCATATGTAGAAGAGGTCCTCTCAGCTAAAGCAGATACTTCATATGTAGCACAAGAGCTTTTAAAAAAGGCGGATAAGCAAAGCGTAGCAAATGAACTTTCGAAAAAGGCGGACAATACTTATGTAGAGAGCGCATTAGATAAAAAGGCGGACAAGACCGAGCTGGAGGATGCCGTTTCAAATCTTGATGCAAGGCTTACAAATCAGGAAGAGTATATCAAAGAGTATATCGAAGAAAAGAAAGATGATATGCTTGGCACAAACGATGTGTTTGCGGTTGCCATAAAAGGCAGAGCATCGGGTGAGGCAGTGTCTTTAGATGATACAAGCCCGATTGAGCATAATCTTACGGTTAAGGTAAGGAGCAAAAACCTTATAGCCTATCCGTATAAGTACAATACCCTGACAACAGGCGGTGTAACTTTTGCCGTAGGCGAAGACGGCGGTGTGACAGCAAATGGGACTGCAAGCAGTGCTTTCTTTCCGTTAGAGGGGGGCTGGGGAAACACCGACACGCTTATCCCCGATTGGCTTCAGGTCGGAAAAACTTATACCATAACGGATGCAGTATTGTTATTGACAAACAGACTTGAGGGCAAAGCACAGCTTGCGCTGAGCGGAACCTTTATTATGCCCGAGGGGTATAGAACTTACGGGATTTTCATAAATCCAAAAGACGGTGAAGTTCTCGAAAACAAGGTGTATTATCCTCAGCTTGAAGAGGGCGCTGTGGCGACGGAGTATAAGCTTTATTCCGACCCGCAAGACGCAACGGTGATAAGGTGCGGCAAAAACCTTATTCCATATCCCTATAAGTATCAAAGCCTTACCACAGGCGGTGTAGAGCATAAGGTGAATGAAGACGGAAGTATAACGGTAAACGGTACGGCAAACGGAGTTTGGTTTGCGCTTCATGGTGGCTGGGGAGTAGATACAAGCCTTCCTGTTCCGAGCAGTTTTAAGGTGGGTAAGACTTATACAATAACCGACGGGTTTGCGCTGATGTTTTATGACGAAACAAAAACTTTGTCACAGTATTACGTAAGCAAAACCTTTGTTATGCCCGATGGATATAGTCATTATGCAGTGTTTTTCAACCCCAAAGACGGTGCGGTGTATGAAAACAGAACGCTTTATCCACAGCTTGAAGAGGGAAGCGCAGCTACAAGCTGGGAAAGTCCCAAAGAGTATAAGGCTTATATACCAAAGCAAGACGGCTCGGTAGAGGGGATAACAAGTCTTGCGCCCTTTATGACGCTTTCGGCGGATAAAAAGAATTTAGTAATTGACGCAGTTTACAACAAAGACACAAACAAGGTGATAGAGATGCTGATAAATGCAATAATTTCATTAGGAGGTAATGTATAATGTTCAGTTTAAGAGAATTTGTAAAAAACGGATTTTTAAAAGCGGTAGGCAAGATGGCGGACTATCAGATAATTTTAAATGCGGCTTCATGGCTTGAAAAAGGCGTACTTTCTGAAGAAGACCTTGCCGAAATCCAAGGCATGATAGATGCCCAGTATAAAGCCGATGAGGAGACAGAAGAAGATGAGCAGTGAGTATATTAATGAGACTTGTGCAAAAAAGTTTGAAGAGATAGAAAACCGCCTTCATGCGGGGGACAATAAGTTTACGGCGCTTGGCATAAAGATTGACAATCTTGTATCAAGCCAGAAAACGCTGACCAAGGCACTTTGGGGTTTATCCTCTTCGATTATCGTTGCGCTTTTCGGCTTTGTTTTAGAAAAAATATAAGGGGGTGCAAAAATGGGGGTAAAAAAAGCCACAATTTTAAGAACGGCAGTAACCTTTGTTGCGCTCATTAATTCGGTGCTTATCATAACGGGGAAAAATCCTTTGCCTTTTGGCGAGGACGAGATGTATTACGGGATTTCGGCGTGTATTACGGTGGCGTCAACTATCTGGAGCTGGTGGAAGAATAATTCGTTTACCACGCCTGCGCTCCTTGCTGACGAATACTTAAAGGAAATAAAAAGGGGGGTATAAAATGACGGTAGCAAAAGCGATTGAGCGGGCGGATAATCTTCGCCCCAACCCCTTTGAATATGAGCAAAAGGTAAGGTGGCTCTCAGAACTTGACGGAAAAATCGCAAAAGAGGTCTTAAAGGATACGGCGTTTAAAAGCTACGACCACGCAAAGGACAGCGAAAGGGAGCTTATCTTAGATGAGGCGTACTGCGATATTTACCTTTTTTACCTTACGGCAATGATTGACTTTTTCAGCCGTGACTATATAGAGTATAACAACTCAATGCTGATGTTCAACGAGGCGTATGAGAAATTTTCCAAGGCTTACAAAAGAGGGGATATAGAAAATAAAAAAGGCCCTGTAAACAGCGGCGGATACTACAAAAACATTTTATAAAAAGGGGGTGATTTTTTGAGACTTCCACGGCTAAACACCAAAAAGAATAAGACAAAAAAATATACCTATGTATTCGGCGGTATCAACAGACAGGAAAGCTTTTCTTATGGCGAGCTTTCTGAAAGCGAGAACATAAGCTTTGATGCCTTTCCCGCAATCTCTGCGGGGCGAGAGGAAGCTGAGCCTTCTATGAGCTTTGATAATTCCTATGAATATATAAGCGCAGGGGGCGGTCTGGTTGCGGCAAAGTTTATAGAAGGCGAGGGGCTTACCCTTTCGTACTTGGACGAGAAAAAGGATTCAGCTTTGGTGGGTACGACCACCTTTTCCGATGCAGCAGAGGGCAGACGTTATGCTGCAAAGATTGGAAAATATGTGGTGGTGTTCCCCGATAAGCTTTATCTTGATTTGGAAAAGACGGACCAAGGCTTTATAAAAATGGAAAAAACCGTAGTAGTTCCAAGGCTTACCGCTTATATAAATAATGACAGCATAGAGCTTACCAAGGATGATTTCAGAACCTTCAGGACAACCTTCAAGGTGGGTGACGTAATAAGCATAACCACAGTCTGGTACGTCGGCAACGACAGAGGGGGCAGTATATCGGATAAAAAGGTTATTATCCGCGACCTTGACTGGGACAACTACAAGGTTATATTTGACCCAAATGTGTTTGCGGTACAAAAAGACAATCTTGAATGTGATAAGGTGACGTTTAAAACCACTGCACCTGATATAAAAAACCTTACGGTTTTCGGGGGCAGAGTGTGGGGAAGTGACGAGGAGGGAAAAATCCACGCCTCAAAATACAACGACCCGACAGTGTGGGAGTATTTTGACCTTAGCTCTGCGGACAGCTTTGCCTTAGAGACGGACACAACGGGGGAATTTACCGCCTCTTGTGCCATGAGTGACCATGTGGCATTCTTCAAAGAGGACAAAATCCACCGCATAACAGGCACAAAGCCCTCAAATTTCCGCCACAGCGTAATTTACACAAACGGGGTAAAAAAAGGTGCTGACAAAACCCTTAGTTTAAAGGATGGGATTATCTATTATGCGGGAGCAGACGGCATATATGCCTACGGCGGAGCGGAGTCGGAGAAAATTTCCGCACCCTTGGGGGACTTTTGCTTTTCGGACGGTGCCTCGGTTTTTTATAAGGATATATATTATATAAGTATAAAAAATGATGAAAAGGCATCACTTTACGGCTTTGACACAGAAAAGAAAATGTGGCTCAAAGACGGAGATAAGGAATTTAAAAATGCATTCAAGTTTTTAGGGGAGAGCCTTTACGCAGATGAAAAAGGTGAGATAAAGAAAATCGGAGACGGCAAGGACCTGACAAGGGATATGTCGGTAACCTTCAGGGAATTTTCTGAGGCCGACGGCGAGCAAAAGGGCTGGAGCAGGCTTTATATCATGGCAAGGCTCAAAAAAGGCGCAAAGATTAAAGCCGAGGTGGACTACGGCTTTGGTTTTGAGCCTCAGGGAGTGTTCACCGACTATAACAAGACGGTGTTTGAAGTCCGCCTTGCACCAAACCGAGGGGACAAAATTTCTCTTCGCCTTACCGCCTCGCCAGATACGGTGATAACAAGGGTAATGCGTGAGTATTATGTCCACGGCAGTGTTTTTTAAAGGAGGGACGGAAAAATGATACCTGTATTTAAAAAGCTTGAGATAAAAGATGAAAAGACGGCACTTTCTGACATAGCAAAGCATATAAATGATATGCAAAAAGAAATCTACGAGTGCCTTTTAAATCTCACAAGCGAAAATGTGGTGGAGCTTTCGACGGATATAACAAAAATAACATCTGACCGAGGCTCGGTAATTTCGGGGGATTTAATAAAGCTAAAAGGCGGGAGCGGAGAAACCCTGACCGCAGGCTATGACAAGCTGACGGGGGTATTTGAGCTTTCGGTGAGAGACAAAAATGGCGAAATAATAATGTAAGGAGAGTGATTAAGTGGCTGATTATAACTACAAAAGAAGAAAATATGTAAACGGCGTTGACTATGACAAAAACGTGGATTATTCAGCGGAGATGGAAAAGGCAAAGGCGGCAGGGGACACAGACCGCCTTGCCTCTTTAGAAGAAAAGCGAAACCGCAAAATTGAGGGCGAGGGACTGTCAGAGCGAAAGACTTATAACTACATAGACATCGGCACAAAAATCGAAGAGGGTATAAGAAATAACATTTCTCCTGTTGAGATGAAAGAGCTGGTGGACGCAAGACGTGACAAGGCATATCAGAACAAGCAGTACGACATCTACAAAAATGACGAAATCCAAAAAAGAGGCTTAAAGTATTACTACGATGCGGAAAGCGGAGCGGGGGCGGGCCACTCAAACCGCCCCGAAGAGAAAAATAGCTATGAGGACAGGATAAATTCGTTGCTTAGCAGAATAAGCAATGTAAAAAGCTTTGAGTATAACCCCGAAGAGGATGCCGCCTACAAAGCACTTCAAAAACAAATGCAAAACGAGTCAAGACGTGCCGCAACCGATGTTTTAGCCGATATTCAGCAGCAGGGCGGCGGCAAAAGCTCGTATGCGGTGTCAGCGGCAACTCTTGCTGCAAACAACTATAACGCAAAGCTGACAGAAGAAATCCCCCGCCTAGCTGAGCTTGCCTACAACAGGTATCAGGACAGTATAGAAAACGACAGAAAGGCTCTTGAATATGCATTAAAGGCGAGCGAGGCGGAGCATAAGGCGTATATGGACAGCTTAGACCAGTTCAACTCAGACCGTGAGTTTTCGCTGGAAAGCTACGAAAAGGCCCTTGACCGCTATGCTGAGGAAGAGGACAGAGAGTTCGAAAAACAAATGGAGCTTGAAAAAAATGCCTTGAACAGAGAAAAAGAGGCAAGGGACACCATACAGCATTACGAAAAGAGCGGTGTTCCGGCACCAATAGAGCTTTTAAAAGAGGCGGGTATGGAAAACTACGGCGGGGTAAATCAGCAAAGCGCATCTGTATACCGCACCAAGCTTGATTTAGAGGCGATTGTAAAAAACAAGCAGATTGCAAACTACAACGCAAGAACCACTAAAACCTACAACGATATGTCACTTGCAAACGAAAAGTTTGTCTACCAGCAGGAAAAGGACAAAAAAGAAAACGGCACAAAAACAGTAATAAATTCTACCGAGGATGTCTTTAAAGCAAATATGACAAACGGCAGAACGTCAGAGGGAGTCTATATCGGAAGTCAGCTTGTTAAAATGGCAGACTTTATTGCGGCCTGTCAGTCAGGCGAAATTGTGGAAGTTCCAAACGGCGACGGCACATATACATATAAATTTGCCGAAAAGAAATAA